CATTTCAACCATAGCATTCATTTTGAAGTTAGGAAGTTCAAAGTGTCCAAACATATATTTGCACTTCATCTTTGCAACTTCTTTCCATTCTTCCCCTACCAACCATGGAACCAAAGCAACATCATCTATTACTTGTGGTTCCGTAACCACTGTAACACCTGGTACGTGTTTACCAAATACTACTGAGTGGATATCTCTTTTGTCTTTATAATAAAGATCGTGATTGCCTGGAAAAAAGTAAAACTTATCAAATGCTTTACCTAGTTTTTCTAGTGAACGCAAACTGGCATCCATTGTGGTTAAGTTTAACGCACTTCTGTTGTGATGCCAATCGCCTGTGAAAATTCCTACATCACAGCCGTTTGCTTTTGCTTGTTCAATATACCAATCAACAAATCTTTCACAGTCATCATTATGAATTTTACTGTTAGATTTAAGTCCGAAGTGAATATCTGTAAACACTGCGGCCTTTTTGAATAATTGTGTCATGCCTTTCCTTATACTAATCTAATACATTATACGAGAAAATGTAACAGTTTGTCAACCTTAATAGTCTGCTTTTGGACGTCTAATACTTTTATAGAACTCAGCAAGTTTTTCCTTGTCCTCTTTGAACACATGTTCATTCTGTCTAGTAAAGGATGGATTAAGATTGTTTTCCTGTAGAATATCGTCTCTAATGTTTTGATTTTTCTTTTCTATGTTTAGTACTCTTGTAAAACTGTTTGTTACTGCCGCAGTATAGTAAGCAAATGGATTTTCACTTTTGCTTTCATCAAACTGCAAACCAATCTGTGAAAGTTGTAGCACAGCCTGTGCTCGCATTTCGTCGTTGTAAGTGTAACCGCGCCAGTTTGAACGTGTGCCATATCTATCAGCAAGTTTTAAGAACATACGTCCTAGTTCTTCTGTGATGCGTCCATGGCCTTTATTAAAGCGTCCGTTGTGTACACCACCTTCCCAATGACTTTTGCCAACACAAACCAAGTTGTCGTTTTCGTCATATTTCCAATGTTGAAATGGTGGAAAGTTAACTTTGGTATGTTTGTCAGCAACGCTTTTGGTTTTGCGTTTGCGTCCCGGTTCTTCTGGAATATGATCAAATGTCATAATCCTAAAAATTAAGTCGGTTTTTTCAATTTTGCGCCAATCTGGTGTAACTTCTGCTAGTTTTGTCTTTTTATCACCTGATTCACGTGCGGCTTCGTATGCGGCTTTACCAATGCGATCTGCACGATTGCGTTTTGCTTCTGCTACTGTTAGTCTGTTAATTTTGTCTAAATTTGCTAAAATTATATCATAAGTCGCATACTCGTCGTCTGCAAACGAACTAAAACTGTTTTTGCTAATATGGATCTGTTTAAGTAGATCTCTGTTGTTTAAATATTTCACTTTTCTCATGCGATTCTCCGTAAGTAAGTCTTATTATAAACTACGTAGTTAATAAATGCAATAAATATTATTGCCAAAAGGAACCAAAACGATATGAGTGACGAAACAGAACTAAAAGTTAAAACAGATGCACCTGTAGAACAAGGTAAAGGTGCCGATGCACTAACTACCTTTGGAAAACAATTGGTAGACGGTTTTGTTGATGCAACCGGTCTAAGTGGACCTCTTGCAAGATTAAAAGGACTAACGTCAAAACCACCTGAACCAGAACCACCACGTAAGCAAGCATATTCGTTTACAGGACAAAAGTTAGGTGGCGATCCTAGAATCAAAATCAAAATTCCTCCAATGTACTTGCAAGGTCCGGCTGTGCATTTAAAAAATAACGAGGACAACGCAGTTGTATTTCCTTATACACCGCAGATTGTTGTTCAAACAAGAGCCAATTATAACGCTTTAAATCCCACACATAGTAATTATACGTTCTATGCTTACCAGAACTCCGCTCTGGACGCAATTTCAATTGTGGGAACATTTACAGCACAAAACGTAGACGAAGCAAGATATATGATGGGTGCAATTCATGCACTAAGATCAGTTACAAAAATGAATTTTGGCGGAGGGTCGGATGCCGGTGCACCACCTCCTGTTTGTAGATTAGACGGTTATGGTACATATCAATTCAATGATTTGCCTGTTGTTATAAGCAGTTTCTTTTACACACTTAACGAAGATGTTGATTACATTGTTGCGGATCCAACAAGCAATAAAGGCGGACAATACACAGCAATGCCAACCAGAGCAGAATTTACAATTGAGTGCTTACCGGCGTTTTCAAGAAAAGATCAAGCACGATTTAGCATTGACAAATTTGTCAAAGGAAATCTAACTAACACCAATGGAATGATATAATGGCATACGCAAAAACAAGTTTGTACGGAATAACAGGAAAAACAAGAGGCGGGTTCCTTAGCACCTTAAATTATAGACCTATGCCTTTTCTAGCAAGTGATGTGGTATATACAATTCAACCGCAGTACAATTACAGACCAGATTTGTTAGCAAACGATCTTTATAATGATCCAAATTTATGGTGGGTTTTTAAATCTAGAAATCCTGTTTCTCTTGACGATCCTATATTTGATTTTGTTGCTGGTGTAAAAATTTATATTCCTAATATTGATAATATTAAAAACATAATCGGGAGTCGTTAATGGCAGGTCAAAACGGCGCAGTTGAAAATCTAGATATTGAGCGTTTAAACACAGACGAAGCATACTGGAGCGAAAACTCAAACAATATACCTAGTGACTGGATTACCGAGGGGTATGTTCCGTATGGTTATAGCGGCAACCCATCCACACCTAAGTTTCTAAGAAACGGCCCAAATCCGATCCCAGAATGGGAAACTATGCAATGGAATACCGGTCCTGTAGTTTCTGGCATTGGTACTGACGTAGACACTTATGATCCTAGTTATGGTGGTCCGTTTGGTGATCCAAATTATGACGGATTTGGAATGCCAGGGCAACAAGATGCAGATCTGTCAGGAACCAATGGCGGAGCACCGTTTGGAAATCCTAGTGAAGCAGGATTTGGAACAGGTAGTTCGGCAAGTGTTGGTGCAAATGGTAGCAGTGTTGGAGTTACTATGGGGCAAGGAGTAGATCGTCCGAATGGTGGCGGCACTGGCGGATATGACGAAGCCGGCCTAGATCTTGGCCAAAGTAGAAGTGTTAGACCAACCAGCGGTAGCGGCACTCCTGGAAACATTACAACATTAGAACAAAGAGCGGCAAACGAAACACTAAGCGACGAAAATTATAAAACTTTGGCTAGAAGTCATGTAGCCGCCGCTAATAAAGGACCTGCTACTAGCCAGTCTTATGCAGACAATGATCCTGTGTGGCAAGAATTTTATCCTGAAGTGCAGGGAAGACATAATCTATTACATGATTATAACTCATACAATTATGTTATAACATTGGTAGCAATATCCGATGCTCAGGTCAAAGACCCATCTACTTATAAAGGTAGAGTAATAAATTCGCGAGGTATAGAATCAGATAGTTTTTATGTGATTGCAAAAACCGGAGGTTTTGAAAGAGCAGATGCGGTGACAAATCCCCAAACAGATTTTGATGGTGCTGTTGGTCAGCAATCTTTCAAAGGTTCTCCTGGAGATAGAGATAAAGACCTTTTTATTGATGATTTAATATTTGATACTAGACCGGGTATTAACGATATGGGGTCGAGCAACATAACCACAGGAAGATTTCAAGTTACAGAGCCTCACGGAGTTGGAGGATTTTATAAAGAGTTATTTGCCGGAGCAAAGTTTGCTGGACATCATAATTATTTAGGTAAACCATTTTTGCTTGTTATAAGTTTTATAGGTCGTAAAGTAGATTCTGATAATGCAGAAGTTCCAGAAAAAACAACAAGATATATTCCAATAATACTTAAAGGAAGCACAATGAATGTTGACGAAGGTGGAGCAAAATATGACGTCGAGTTTATGGGATATAATTCTGCAGGTATGTCAGCAACGGCCGCGGCTTTATGGGGCGACATAGAACCATTTGTGGCAACACAAGAAACTGTAGAACAGATTGCTTGTAGTGTTTTTCATGAAAATCATGTAAAACATCAAGAAGCATTAGATAAAATGCAAGAAGAAGCCGACCAAGAAACTAGAACCGAAGTTGCTAGACGCCTTGGTGACCAAGAATTTCAAGCCCAAGCACTCGGTCAAGCAGGACTAGCCTCCGGAACAAATATAGTATCATATAAAGCACACAAATATTATTGTTGGTTTGCTCCAGGTTGGCCCGGATTGCCAGGCGCAAGCACAAAAGATTGGCCATCATCTCAATGGGATAGTCAAGTCGAATCGATGAGAGCCCGCGGGCAAGACTTTACTGGCCCGGTGATAGCAGGAACTCAAAATATTATGGGTAAAGCAGGTCTTAATGATTCAGTTGCTCCGACGGCAGGTCTTTTAATTGCTCCTTTTGAAGAAATGAAACAAGAGCACGACAGGCAAGTAGCAAAAGTACGAGATGAACTCTCACAAGTAAGATCACAGTTTGAAACCGAAAAAGCCGAATTTGATGCGGCAAGAGAAAGCCTTGCAAATATACTAAAAGGACAGCAAGGTATTAGAGAAGAAGACCTAGAAACAGATCTAATACAAGATGTAAACGTCACGCCAACCACGGCTGTTGAAGAATCACAAAAAACAGTTCAAGACGCAATTGACAACGCCGAGGCGTTAGCATCTAGATATGCAGGATCTGCTCCTGGTTCTGGACCACCTCCTACACAAACAGTTCCTCAACAAGGCAATTTAAGTGCTGAAGAAATAGCACAGGTTATAGAACTAAGAACCAAGATTGTTACTCTAGGAAATCAATTAAAACTAGATGCCGCCGCAATCGCCTCATTGAGAACACAACTTCAAACGTTACAAGATTCAACCACTTCTTGGGCTAGTTTGCGTTATGATTTAACTAGCACAAACGTTCCTTGGCAGTTTAAAAAAGGCACCAATTTACAAACGGTTCTAGATATTTTAATAACCAATAGTCAATACATGGAGATTTTACAAGATGCCGCCTCGTTAGAACAGATTGCATCGAGCGAATTTATACCTTGGTATAGGGTAGATGTTTATCCTGTTAATGTTGCTTTTGATGTTTTTACAATGCAACCTGTTAGAGAATATCATTATGTTGTGTCTCCATTTGATGTGCATTATAGCAAAATGCCAGGTGTTAACATTATTTTTAGCACTAAAAAATTAAGAGAGATGGCTGTTAGAGAATACAACTATATCTACACCGGAAAAAACCTTGATGTATTAAACTTTGATATCAAATATAATAATTTGTTTACCACTCCGTTATTGTTAAAACCACCTAACACTGAAGCATTGAACGCCACGGTGAAACGCGAAGAAGTTATAAACACGATTATTCCACCCACAGCGTTTCAAGAAACTACAAGTCGTATTGCCGCTTCAATCAGTAACAAACTACAAGAATCGGGATTTACTCCTGCACAGGCCGCATCTCGAAAATTAACATATAGAGATATGGAAATTAGCAATAGAACTCATATTGGCCAAGCCTTGATGGAATTCCTTTATAATCCTCCATTTGAACAAGCACTTATTCGTGCTGAAATAACAATAGTAGGAGATCCGGTGTACATAGTCGGTAGTGGTATTGTTGACAGACCTCCGTTGTTAAAAAATGATATTTTAACACCAGACGGTGAAATCAATGGTTTTTCACGAGAACCTGATATATTGTTTAAGTTTAAAAATGCGAAAGATATACCGTCCGCCGCAGACCTTAAGGTTGGACTGGTACAACAACCTACAACTGGTGACTTTGATGGATGTTATCAAGTTGTAAAAATTGAGAACAGATTCAGCGAAGGTGTATTTCAACAAACCCTTTCTACGTTAAGAAGAAAAAATCAAGAACAGGATTATGAAGTTACACTACAACAAAAAGGAGAAATCAGCACCGGTCTAGCAACAACCACAACAAGAGGTGCTAGTGACTATGTACCTACAGGCATACAAGTAGGTGACAATATTAGAACAACTAGATCAACTAGAGTTGATACAGTAGGCCCGGATGATGGTTTAAGAGGTAACAGCACAGATGCAGATTACAGAGATGGGCAAACCCCGTAGGAGAAAATAAATGGCGTTTTATTCAACAACAGTAGTAGAAGCAAGTAAACCAGCGGATGAGAGTGAACTTTCTGCTCATACAAAACCTGTTGTGGTAACGGTTCCTCCTACTGCTAGTCAATTTGCTGATAGAGTTGAATCAGCAGTAGCAACAGGAACAAAAACAGTAGGTGATGGATTTATTAGTGCGTCAAAATCAATAGCACAAGGGGTACAAGAATTTACAAGCAATCTTGCGGATGCCGCAGGAAAGGTGCAAAGTGGTATAGCACAAGCACAATCAGCCGCACAAGATCCTGTATCGTTTGTAGCAGGGTTAGCACAACAAGCCACAGGAGTAAGCATACCAAGCAGTCCTCAAGGTATTTTAAATTTATTACAAAAATTTTCTAAACCAAAAACAACCAGTGATGGTAGCACAGATATCTCTAATCCTAAATCAGACGGAGAAAGCATAATTGATGAAATAGGAGATGTTGCGTCGCTAACCGCCGATCAAATATCAAGTAAAATTGCAACTGTATCGGAAGCAATATCTTCGGTTACTTCAACTGTTAGTGAAGTAACAAGTAGTGTTACGCAACTAGCAAGTTTAGGCGGCGTACCGGTTGATAACGTGATTAGCCGATCGGTTTCAAATATAACATCTCCAGTTCAAAGCACATTAACTAAAGTACAAAATGTAACAGATGGTACACAAGGAATAATAACATAATGAGTTACAATAGCGGCGGCACATTTGCAAGACAACTTAGAACAGGAAGACCTCTTAGGGTTCGAGAAAGAGATGTCATTGCGGCCGAAAGTTTTCAGAATATTACTATTGCTGAAGTAAGAATGACCGGAGGTCAAGGGTCGTTTAAAGTTAGAAAGTATGGCAATACATCTGATAATGATCTAGTTACTGTTCGACAACTAACACCCCATGCATCTTATAAACCACCAACAGCCGGCGGCGATGATGTAAACAATTTTGAAGATACTCAAACAGCAAGTGGTATGGCAGTTCCAACACCACAAATTGGAACACTTGGGATAATCATTACAGCAAACAATGATGCCACAACAGGGTATTGGATAGGTTCTATAATGCCTCCAGGAGTAGGACATACTATCCCGGAACCAGCAAGAACTGAGTATACAACCGGCGAACAAGGAGATCTAGACGATCTAGCAAGTCCGGTGGGGTTACCAGGAAGCGAAATGAATCCTAGTGCATATGACGGTAGAGTTCCAGAAACAAGAGCCAGACGTGCCGTACATCCATTTGCGAGAGTTTTGCAACGTCAAGGTTTATTAGTTGACACAGTCCGAGGATCAGGAACTAGCAGTATTATGCGTGATGCTGACTCTAGAATGATAGGATTTAATACTCCAGGTGGCCTAGGAACAAGCCAAGATTTAATAAGCAGTCCTGAAAGAGCAGGAAATCAAAACCTCAATCCTTTACGATTAACACGCTTGGGTGGTCATACATTTACAATGGATGACGGTGATGATAGAGGTCAAAACAATTTAGTAAGAATTAGAAGTAGTAAAGGTGCACAAATTCTTTTTCATGATTCAGAAGAATTAGTTTATATTGCTAATCAAAATGGTACAGCATGGATTGAGATGACGTCTGATGGCAAGATTGACATTTATGCTAAAGATAGTGTAAGCATACACAGTGAAGCAGATTTTAATTTCCGTGCAGATAGAGATATTAATTTTGAAGCAGGCCGCAATTTAAACATTAAAGGTACAGAAAGATTGCATTTAGAAGGAAATGCACTAAGAGTTCTTGGTAAAATAGATACGGTTGTTGAAAGTAGAGGAAGTTTAGATATAACAGGAGGTCAAACAAGATTTTCTGGAAATGATGTTAGTATTAATAGTGATAATTTAAATCTTGCAACTAAACTAAACACCGAGATACGTTCAGGCGAACTTGATCTAGTAACACAGTTTGGTATGCGTACTAGCCATGGAACAGGATTAGAAATAAAAACAAATGTTATTGAAAATCAAATTTGGAACAAACAAACATATAATCCGGGTAAGACGTATTATAAAGATAACACCGTTGTATTTGGAACACAATTCTTTAAAGCATTAAAACAAACCATTGCTCCTAATACTCCTGGAGTTCCGATTCCACCAGCGCCTGGACCATACTGGACGATTATGCCACCTGTTGTCCCTCAAACAGTTCATGGTGATTTTAAGGTGGATACAAATGTAGCAGGACCTTTACCAGGACAAATACAACTGTTTAGTAAGGATGCTGTTAAAATAACTGCGTCAGAAGGAACAATTGATTTACTAGCGTTAACAAAAAATATTAATTTACAGACCCCGCAGACAATTTATATTGACGGATCAAGTGCAGTGCATCTTAATTTACCAGGTCCTGGTGCTACACCAGCAACCCCAATACCAGTTTCGGCACTTGCAACAAATATTCCTATTCCTTTTGATACTAGTGCTGAAACTCCTGGAAATATGCCAGAACTTGGTGTGTTTGAAAATCCAAATAGTGATTTATCTAGACCATGGAACGAAGCGTATTATGCAAGTGATGATCCTTTGTTTAGTATCATGCTTAGAGTACCTCAACACGAACCATGGCCAAACCACGAAAGCAGTGATAAATCACAGACAAGTTCCGGAGCGACCGACAGAGAAACAGCGGGTAGATAATAAGGATTAAATAGCATTATGGGACAGTATAAACAAATTTCTATCAAAGGTAATACTAGCACAACCGACCCTCAACCTCGCGGTCAAGTGTATAGAGGTGTAAGCACTATTAATGAAAACTCTAAAAGTTTTGCATTATACGACATGGAGTTAGTTAAACAAGACATACTCAATCATTTTAACATTAGAAAAGGTGAAAAGATCTATAATGCAAATTTTGGAAGTATAATTTGGGATCTTATACACGAGCCTCTTACTGAAAGCACTAGAGAAGCAATTTTTAACGATGTTGAATCGGTGGTTAGTGCCGATCCTCGTGTTAATATAGTAACTATTGATCTAATAGAACGCGAATACGGTATACAAATAGCGTTGGAGATCGAGTTTAAAGGGTTTGGACAAGTGGAAAAAATGATCTATACTTTTGATAAGGAAAACGGTCTTACTACTGTTTAAAATAAAATACGCAGTTTATAATTTAAGGTAAATATTTGCATGGCAACTTATGACAGACAAAACTCACTATTAGTAAACGAAGATTGGACAAAAATCTATCGATCATTCACTGATGCTGACTTTACTTCCTACGATTTTCCAACAATTCGTAGGTCTATGATCAATTACTTACGTAAAAACTATCCAGAGGATTTTAACGATTACATTGAAAGTTCTGAATATCTAGCACTAATAGATGCTATTGCGTTTTTAGGACAGAGTTTGTCTTTTAGAGTTGATCTAAATGCACGTGAAAACTTTATTGAAACAGCACAAAGAAAAGACAGCATTCTTCGTCTTGCAAGATTAGTTGGTTATAATAACAAAAGAAACATTCCTGCAAGCGGTTTATTAAAAGTCACAGGTATACAAACAACGCAAAATTTATCTGATAGTAGTGGTGTTCCATTACGAAACAGATTTATTCTTTGGAATGATGATTCTAATGTTAATTGGTTAGAACAAACACTTACTATTATGAATAGTGCGTTTAGAGGTTCAACAGTATATGGTAAACCATCAGCATCTGCTGTGGTAGGCGGAATTGAAACTGACCTATATAGTGTTAATTCAAACAATCGAGATGTTCCTGTTTTTACTTTTACAAAATCAATTAACGGTGCCAATACAAAATTTAATATTGTAAGTGCTTTTCTAAGAGATAATGAAATAGTTGAACAAACTCCTATACCAGGAGCATCGTTAGGAATTTTATATAGAAATGATAAGAGAGGAAATAGTTCTGAAAATACAGGATTCTTCCTTCACTTTAAACAAGGCGAATTGGTTACATCGGCTTTTAGTATTAATGATCCTACAGCAAACGAAGTTATTAACCTAGATACAAATAATATTAATAATAACGATGTTTGGTTGTGGCAACTAAGTCAAAATGGAAATTTTGTTAGAGAGTGGACAAAACTTGATAACACAACAGGTAGCAATGCAATTTATAACTCTTTGTCAGCAAATAATAGAACCATTTATTCTGTAATATCAAGAGATGGAGATCAAGTAAGTTTAAACTTTGCTGATGGTAGTTTTGGTGATTTACCTAATGGTAATTTTAGAACCTATTATAGAGTATCAAATGGTTTAACATATTCTATTAGACCCGCAGAAATGCAAAATATTGTTGTTCAAATTCCATACATAAGCAAAAGCGGTCAACAGAATACACTAACACTTCAGTGTGCATTACAAACCACAGTAACAAATGCAAGTTCAACCGAATCAGTTGCATCGATTAGGCGTAACGCACCTCAAGCATATTATACACAAAATAGAATGGTTACTGGAGAGGATTATAATACTCTACCATTAACTTCTAATCCACAAATCATAAAAGCAAAAGCAGTAAACAGAGCAAGCAGTGGAATTAGTAGACAGTATGAAATTAAAGATCCAACTGGAAAATATTCAAGCACAAATATAATTGCTGATGACGGCATACTTTATAAAAACGATTACGAAATAGATTTTAATTTTACATTTAGTACACGTAATGATATTTTGGGTGTATTACGTAATAGGGTTGAGCCGATTATTTCAGGAATTGGAACAAAAAGTTTTTATTATGATAAGTTTCCAAGAATTGCTACGGCAGGATTAAACATTGATTGGGTGCAATCAACAACAACCAGTACCGGAACAACGGGTTACTTTAGAAATACCGTTAATGGTGCACCGATTACAGTTGGAGCGTTCACTGGTAATAACTTTAGATTTATTGCAACTGATTCAATGATTAAGTTTATTCCTCCGAGTGGAAGATACTTTTTACCTAATGGAGAACTTACCACAACTAAAACAAAAACCACAAGGGATTATATTTGGGTCAAGGTTTTAAATGTAGTTGGTGATGGATCAAACGGCGGCGTTGGAGCACTAGATGACGGAACAGGACCTATTATATTAAGTGAGAAAATTCCTTCATTAGCAGTGCCAAGTGAAATTGTTCCTAATATTGTTACTGATTTACCAAGTGACATTGAAACAGAGATAGTTGATCTTGCTTTTAACTACAAGAATTTTGCTATTAGATACGATCAATCTACCCTAACTTGGAAAATTATTGCAAATGCAAATATTAATACGGTTGATCCTTTTAGTTTAGATAGGCAAGGTGATTTATCAGGAACCAAATCAGATAAAAGTTGGTTTGTACTATTTGAAACTGACGGCGAAACATACACAGTTACATATCGTGGTTTAGATTACAGATTTGAAAGCGAAAATCTAGTGCAGTTTTATGTAGATGCTAGAGGTAAAACATATGATCCTAAAACAGGATTAGTTATTAAAGACCAAATTAAAATTTTAAAAGTTAATGAAGATCCAGTGTTGGATACAATTTTAACCAAAGACTATCAATGGGAAATTACAAATGCTGTTAGAAATGCTGACGGATACGAAGACATTAATCGTGTAGAAGTAAATCTTTATGATTCCGACGACGACGGAATGATTGATGATCCCGACAGTTTTATTAACCTAGTTGCTCCAGACTCAACTGATTCCAGAGGATACAGAGACAAGTTTGTATTCTTTCAAAATACGGTTGTTGGAGATTTAACAGTTGCACAAAAAGTAGATTCAAGTAATTTTGTTATATTTGATAGTGAGACTAGTATTCCTGCACTTAGTGATTATACAAACGGACAATTATTTTATTTTTACAGTTCAACAGAAAATGTAATTAAAAGTTACAATTCAACTACAGGTGCATTAGATTTAGAAAATACATATTTTGCTAAGCCTGGTAGAGACAGTTTAAGATTCCAGTATATTCATAATGCAGAAAATGATCGTAGATTAGATCCTAGTAAGACTAATATAATCGATTTATATATTCTAACACAAAATTATGATAACTTATACAGAACTTGGTTACGAAATGGCGGAGTTCAGCCATCGGCGCCGACTTCAGAACAATTAAGAAGTCAATTTGAACCTGAACTTGAAAAAGTTAAATCAATTAGTGATACTATGATTTTTCACACAGTAAAATATAGACCATTGTTTGGACCGACAGCAGATACAGACTTACAAGCACAATTTAAAATTGTAAGAAGTCCCCAGAGTGTGGTAAGTGATAACCAAATAAGAAGCGGAGTAATTTCTACAATTAATAGATTCTTTGATGTAAGAAATTGGGACTTTGGTGATACATTTTATTTTACAGAATTAGCCGCTTATATTCATAATAATTTAGCACCAGACCTTGCTAACATTGTTATTGTTCCAAGAAGCAATAGTCAATCGTTTGGAAGTTTGTTTCAGATTATAAGCAAGTCAGATGAGATATTCATTAGCAGTGCTACAGTGGACAACGTAGAAATCATTGACAGTGTAACAGCCGCTAATTTACAAGCATCAGGTAATGTTGTTAGTAGCGTTGAATCAGTAGGTACAGTTTCCGTTACTTCAACTAATACTTCAAGTAACGGAGGTTCAATCTACTAATGGCTTACAGCGATAACAATAATGTTCCTGTAAATTCGGAAAACAAAGACAAGTACAGAAATAGTGCTAATCTTTTGCCTCTGATTTTTAGAACAGAAGCAAATAAAAAATTCCTTGGTGCTACAGTTGATGCATTAATTTCAAAAGGTCAACTTGAAAAAATAAATGGGTTTGTTGGAAGTCGGTATGCAAAAACGGTAAGTCCTAATGACAAGTACATAACTGAACCAACAAGTAATAGAAGAAGATACAATCTATTACCTAGTGTTGTTATTAGAGACGAGTTTGATGATAGAACCGAATGGTTAGCAACATATGATGATTTAGTTAATCAATTAGGTTTCTTTAAATCAAAAACAGATAATCACGATAAGTTATTTTCAAGCAATTACTATGCTTGGAATCCTCACATTGATTTTGATAAAATTGCAAACTACAGACAATACTATTGGTTACCACAAGGTCCTGATCCTGTAACTGTAACAGGACTTGCTGAAGGTAGCATAAGTGCTTTTAATGTAACCAATCAAAATTCAAATGCATGGGTGTTTACTCCAGACGGTAGTAGCACTAACCCTGTAATAAAATTATTTAGAGGTGCAACATATAAGTTTGAAGTTAATGCGCCTGGCCATCCTTTTTATATTAAACTTGCTAGAACAACGGGTGCGTTAGATCAATACGAAGAAGGTATTACAAATAATGGCACAGAAACAGGAGCAGTTATTTTTACAGTTCCTAAGGGTGCACCGGATATACTATATTACACTTGCGGTAATCATCAAGAGATGCAAGGCATTTTTGAAATTAAAAATGCGGTTGATGAATTAAACATTGATATTCCTAGCGAAATTTTAGGTAAAAGAGAATACACAAGTGCTAACGGTGTTGTTTTTACTAACGGTTTAAAGGTGAATTTTACAGGTGATGTTACTCCAAGCACATATAAAAATAAAAACTTTTATGTTGAGGGAGTAGGTAATGAAATTAAATTACTACCTGTAAGTGAGTTTGATACTCCGGAAGTTTACAGTCAAAACTTTGATTACGAGTTTGACATTGACGCATTTGACGAAACACCGTATGATGATGCAGAAAGTTCTCCCGAGTCTCCTGAATATGTTAGTATTAATAGAGCAAGCATTGATAAAAATCCTTGGAGCAGATATAATCGCTGGTTCCATAAAGAAGTTATTGAAGCAACAGCAAAATATAATAATACTAATGTAGTCTTAGACGAAAATCAACGTGCTAAAAGACCTATTATAGAATTTAATGCAAATATTCAGTTGCATAATTTTGCTACACAAGGACTTGGAAACGTTGATCTAATTGACACAGTTACTACTGATGTGTTTAGTGATGTTGAAGGACAAATTGGTTATTATGTTGATCAAGTTGATTTAACTTCAGGAATGCGTGTAACATTTAACGCAGATCCAGATATTACTGTAAAAGGTAAAATTTATGAAGTAGAGTTTGTTTCCCACGGTGGCACATCTCGCTTACATCTAAAAGAAGTTGAAACACCATTAACCGGCCATGGTATTGTTGTCAAAGACGGAACAACACATCAAGGAACTAGTTGGTACTTTGATGGCACTGGTTGGGTAAAAGGTCAGCAAAAGACAACAATTAATCAAGCACCAAAATTTGAACTGTATGACCCAGACGGAGTGGCGTTTTCAGATGAACTTTATGGAGTACAAAATTTCCAAGGTAATGAACTTGTAAGTTATAAAGTAGGTACTGGAGCAAATGATCCTGTATTAGGATTTCCAATTGAATATCAAAATGTAAACAATATTGGTGATATTGTTTTTGAATTTGATTGGGACGACGATAGTTTTACGTATTCTAAAAATGATGTTAACTATGTTCAAGATACAGCGGCCGGTATTATTAAAGTTAATAAAAATTTAACAGAAAGTGTGTTCGAATCCGGATGGAGTTTGGTAGATCATAAATTACGTCAACGAATTATTCAATTAAATGATACAACTGCTGAAACACAATATTTAGAAATTACAGCAATAACCGATCCAGGATTGTATATTAATGAATCTAATATAGTTGTCGAGCATTCAGGAACAGTATTAAAACCACAAACTGGATTTACACTTATACGTAGTGACAATAATAAAAGATTGCTTTTAGAATTTGTAAATGCTATTCCAACAGACGTAAGAATTATAACAAAAATTACAACAGATCAATTGCCTACGCAATTTGGATTTTACGAACCTCCGGTAAACTTAACCAACAACAGTGAAAACAATGATCTAAAAACATTTACTTTAGGAAGTGTTTCAGATCATGTTCAAACGATTTTTTCAAATGATAATAGGATTCAAGGAAAATTTAATTTAACTTCTAATGCTAGAGATATTGTAAACACTTACCAACACGGTACTAGATACGTAAAGCATCAAGGCAGTTTACTTCCTGCAATCTTTGGGTTAGTTGACAGCGAAACAAATGTTATTAAGTCAATTAGAAAAAATGCTTTAGATTATAACGTATTCAAACAACAATTTTTACAAGTATTTGAAACTACTGAAATTATAGGAAATCCTAAAGACGATGTTGACACAATGCTGT